CCTCGACGATGAGTCATAAAGTATTCGTTGTTGAACTTGGTAGCATCCACTGCTTCTTGTAGCGTGGTGATTTGGCAAGCCTTGCTGGCCTTCTTGTCATGGATAACCCAAGTTGGAATATCAAGAATCATACCATAGTCAGCAACCGAGTCTAACCAATTGAGAACCAGTTCCCGTTTCTTTTGGGCTCGAGGACAACCAGAGTTGGCTTTCCAATCACCTTCCCACAGACCTTTAGCAATCTGGAAACCGCCCGAGTCCCCCAGTATAAACGTTCCGGCCTCGCGATTTCGGACCATGTCCTCCGACCAGTCTTGTTTGCCCAGATCGAGATTAGCATGTCCACCTGAATAGAGCGACCACTTATACGGGAATAAAGCCTTGTTGGAGTTAAGCCAGTTAAGTTGCTCCATATCAACAAGGCCTTGGGGAAATCTCGCCGGGTCAACATATTGTTCATTTCTTTGCTTGCCTATGAATGTAGCATAGAAACCTGAGATAGCCGGCAGAAAGACTGCATAGTCATTCTGCTTGGCTGTTAGGTTGTCTTGAACCGCAGGATTATCCATTACTTGCTCTGTGCCGGCAGGATGTAGTTGTAAACAGCAATGCCAGAATCCACAGTGATCTTGGCAGCACCATCATCACTGATACGCACAGTCTTGTCACCGGTCAAACTAAGAATGGCCATGAACTGGCTAGCGGGCCACGACCAAGCACGTTTCAATGTGCCGCCCACATCGTGATGGAACACAAAGTTGCCTGCGTGTGTGGAATGGTCACCAAAGAAAAACTTCAAATGTCCATCTTCGGTCTTGGCCTGGAAGTTGGGTTCTTCAGCATTGGCCTGTGCCTGCATCTTTAATCGCATAATGCTGGCTGCTTGCGGCTCAAATTCGATGTGCCACGTAACACCTTTGAACTTGGGTGTCTTGAGTTTGTCTGTAACAACCTGTGAACTCATGAAACGATAGTTGTTCTTAAAGTCTCCAGTTTTGTTTTCAAAATTAACACCGTTGGGTTCGCCGTTGCTGTCTTTGCTCAAAGCAAGCTTGGCATCTTCACGATACTCTTGCAAGTTCAACAAGATTTTGAGTTTGTTCAAGTTAGGCATACCAAATGTGCCTGCAAACTCGGGCACAGGATTCTTGAATTCTGCTTCAACAACAACGCTCAAATCTTCGGCAATGCCTACAATGTTGGTCTTGTTGGTGTCGCCTGTGACTTTGATCAAGTCAATAAAGCCCAGGTCATGTGTGTGTTCAACTAAGTCTAAAAGGTAATCTCTCATGTTTACTCCTATGTGTGATTGTATATGGTCTATTTAGAAAATGCAATTATAATGGTGAAATTATTCAAAAGAGAACAACGTTGTGAATGTGTTCTCTGTGTTGGTGGCCGAGGCCAAATCCCAATCCAGCACGCCCAGCAGGTTGTCAATCTTTTGATCAACCACAGTGGCTTCCATTTCGCCGTCGTCAAACGGCAAGTCTTTGAACCATTGTGGCAAGTGCAGTTCGTCGGTGGGATAACCAATGGACGTCCAACCCAAGGGATTGGATTTGAGTTTGCAAACAATGGTCTTCATACCATCTACTATCTGCATTGAATAGTTGTCACCTTGCATTCGACGCATGGTGTTCCAGTTCAGTGCGGCTCTAACGTGCCCTGGCATGTTGGCTTTGCCTAGTCGCTTTTCTTCCTCGCCGTACTTGGTCAAGTTGTTGACACGTTTAGGCGAACCTTTTTCCCACCCCGGCCGCTCTGTAAATGCATACTTGAACTCTTTGATACATTCGACAATCTCATCCTTTTGACTGCCGCCCAACACTCTATTCAAAAGATTACTGAGGAAGTCTTGAATGACCTTGGGTGTGTCTGATCGTTTCAAGTCAAGGCCCATGGCCTTGGTCTTGCCAATTTTGCCTTCGACATCCAGTCGCTTGCCTTCCAAGTCAATAATGTTTACAGCGTAGCGTTTTTTGGTAATAAACAAACTACGGTCTGCCACCAGTTCACGACCTGCTTTGATCAGCGCACCCATTTCACGCGGGCAATGGAATGCTTGCTCCATGAAGCCCGGGAAACTATCGTTGGCCTGATCAGCAATGGAGTCATACAACGCAATACAAGTTTCCTTGGACCATTCCATCCGGCCTTCCTTGACTTCTTTTTCAAGAACGGGCCATGCACTGAAGTAGCAAGAGTCTGTGTCGCCGTATATGATGGCCCGACCAACGTGATCGTATTCGCCCGTGATGCACTCATTGATGTGAGCGTCCATGTGTTTTGCAATCGAACGACCAGTAAGCGTGGTGGATTGCCCAATACGTTTGTCAAAGAAGCGACAACCCGGGTTAAGAATAGCACCGTATAAACTGTTGAGGTTAATCTTTTTAACCAACTGTCGCTTGTCCCAGAACGCAATATCCTTGGGGTTGGTAGCATCTTTCTTTTTTGCTTGTAGTTCTTTGCGCTCTGCATACCAACGCTCCAGTAGTCCGGGAATGATACCTTTTTTCTCATAGGTCAAGATTGTGCCATTGGCACTCAAAATCCAAGGCTGGTGACTGTCAAAGATTACCTTCCATATTTCAGCAGCCGAACGAACTTCTGACTCCCCGTTCTCCCAGTCAATGGTGATCTCTGTGCCACGTTGCTGTTCCATGACAGCAGAGTATTCCAGTGTGGCGAACAGGCCTTCCCAAGCAGCCGCAAAACTCATCTTTTGCTTTTCTATGCGTTCTTTGATGTACTGGTCAGTCATGATGGGACGCAGTTGACCCACAATGGTTTCGGGCCCCATGTTCAATGCACGAATTGCCGATGGATACAGACTGTTGATGTCCACAGACCCCACCCACTCGTGAATGCCTTTCTTGGGATAGGCAACATAAGCACCTGCAGCCTGTGTGTCCTCGTCTGTGAGTCGTTGCTTGCGATTGGGCACAACCATGCCACGTTCGTGTGCTTCGTTGATAATGGCCTGTTCGGTCACTGCCACGGCACCCATGGTGGTCTGAAGCAACACAGTGTTGGCGTGTGCCAGTTCGTTGGCTAAGTCTAAGAAACGCAGTTTTTTGTCCAACTTACCAATCAGCATGGTATCCTGTCGGTTGTAGTCAATGAACTTCTTGAAGTCCTTGTTGTACAGTTGGTCCAGGGTGCCTTCGTAAGCAACCTTGCGATCATTGAGTTCATACTCGCCAATGGCATCCAAACTATAACTGTGACGCTCTTCATAAGTGTATTTGCGATACAGTTGCATATAGTCCATATGCACACGGCCAATCAAATCGTAGGTTTCCTTTTCAGCACCAAAGCGTTCAAACACACGCTTCTTGGGAAACTGGCCCCAGAGACAAAACTTGCGTGTGTCATCTTTGCTTAACACACGAGTGGTTCTGTTTACTGTGTAAGGGATATCATAGCCTTCTGAGTTCCAACCTGTCAGGATGTCGGCATCTTCAATCAAGTCCAGAAACACCTTGATCATTTCGCCTTCGTCTGTGAAGATCAGTGTGTTCTCAAACTCTGCTGCAATCTCTTGGGCAGTCTCTAAACTCATGTGTCGAGGAGGAACCGCGAGCGTGACCAACTGATCGAGCCAGTCGAGGTAAACCGAAATTGCCGTGATGGGGTTAAAAGGATCCTCAACGGGTGAATAACCGCGTTCTTGGTCAAACGCCACTTCAATATCAAAAAATGCCGTTTGGAGAGCAGGGGCGTCCTGGTCTTTGTAGTTCTCTTCCAGACATCTGTGTATGGGATTGATGTCCGATTCATAAATTTGTTTACCGCTTTGAATACGGATCTCCTTGCGAAACTCCTTGTTGTTTCTCGTAGAGAATCTGGATACGGGAGTGCCATAAATGCTTTGGAACTTGCCCCTGGGGTCGTCATAGTAAAAGATATAGTTGGCCGGATACTCTTGGTATCGTCGCACGCCATCCCGGCGTTCTACAATGTGAATGCGATCGTGTTCACGATCATATAGTGCGTCTACGTAACTCATTTGTCTCCATTTGTGGCTGGTAGGCCATGATTCATGCTGCTTACGGCAGCGACTCGTCTACTCAGTAGATACTTATAGTGTTTTGCCAACAGTTTCAAGAATAGTTTCCAGCATTTCGTGGTCTTGTTTTTCCTTGCCAAATTCGGCCTTGTGTGCCAACTTGATGGCTTTCTTCAAAATAGCAGGCTTGACTTCTAGCTCTTCTGCCACTGCTTTGATAGTGTCATTGAGCCCACCTTGGAGTGTATCAATTTCGTGAAGCACTTGCATGCCTTCATTGATAATTTGGGTGAGTTTGATTTTGGCTTCGCCGTTGAATGAACGTTCCGACATAGGTTCTCCTAAAAACACAATTATATAGGTCTGTGATCAGGATGTCAAACAAAATGGCTCACTTGGGCTTTGGAGTAGCGAATTCCGCAGCCCGGGCAGCAGCCGCCCACACGGTCCTAAGGTCGTGTTAGAGAAACGTGCGAGCAAAACGTTCGCACAGTCTGTTGATTTTGACGTTGTCTGTGATTTCGATATTGAAATCACGTTGACGTTCGGGTTGTGTAGGATCTTCAAATCCGGCATATACTTTGTGTACGCCGGCTTCGTTGACCAAATCAGTACAGTCTTGACCATACCGTCCTTGCATATGATCACTGCTGCAAGGTGAACAGGTTGTGATAATAATAGATCCTTTGGGAGGCTTGATGCCATATTTGGCATAGTAGGCGTCCAAGGCAGTACGCTCGGCATGCACACGCAGGTCCACTCGTTTGTCATAGTAGTTAAGTCCTACACCGCGCTGTCCTTTGTGATC